ACGGTTTAGAAGATAGAAAAACTAAAACTTACAAATATTACGAATACGTTAAATAATGGGATACTCAAAAGAAAAAATAGAAGGAGCTGTAAAATCAAAAGGATATGCTTGGTTTGAAGGCGAAAAAGATTTCGATGTAAACATCGTTGGTGTTAGAAATTCCGCTACCGGAAATAAAGTAACTAACGTTTTTGATGACGTTATGACACTTTCTTACAAAGAAGGTGGTGTGTGGAAATATCATGAATGGCCCTGCACTACTGATCCAGGAACTAAAGGTGTTAAAGAATACCACAATGCAGCTGGGGTTGCTCGTTTAGTTGAAGGTCAATATAGAGGTTCACACACCCTAGGTTTACACCAAGGAAAATACGAAGCTTTAAAACAACAAAAACCAGTTAAAGTTTATCGTGATGCTAACAAAGACATGACTTATGATGAGTCAAAAATCCAAGAAGGTATCTTCGGTATTAATATCCATAAAGCAGGTGCAGATTCTACTTACGTAGAAAACTGGTCTGAAGGATGTCAAGTGTTTAAAAAAGCAGCTGATTTTGAATCATTTATGGCTATTGCTCGTAAAGCAGCCGCTATTCATGGTAAATCATTTACTTATACACTTATCGAATCTTCCGATATAAAATAACTATATAAACGTATTATATAAAAGGCGCGGGGTATTGTGAATACCTCGCGTCTTGCGTTTATATGCGCTATAGAAACGTTTTATACATATATTTATGGTTGTGGACATAAACAAAATATTTGGATTGTTTAACAATGAAGAACCTGAATCTCTGAGGGAAAAAGCAGAGATGACAGATACTTTATTAAACTATAAAGAACATCCTTTATTCTGGGTAGGTATGTTTAAAAAACTTATCCACAATCATAAAACACTTGAACATAAAATATTAGATTTCTTTTCCAATATGGATGAGGAATTAGATTTGTATGATGTTGAACAAGCCGGAGAATTTGTAGTATATAATAGAGCTTGGTTTTGGATATCAAAAATTGATCCCCAAGATAGGAAACATCAAGAATCTATCATACATTATACCGACGAGTTCTTAGAGACATACTTAAAATTCACTATTTCATACTTCCAGGAATTTGAAGAATATGAAAAATGTGCGCATTTAAAAAAGATTTTAGACTTAGTACAAAGTCTTTTAAACTAAGCTTGGAGGTGTATCCTATATAATGTATATTGGGGATACGGGAAAAAAAGAAAATAAAAGAATGTTATGAAAAACAGAGATATTATAATGAGACGGTTGGAACGAGCCGAGGGAGAAATTGAGAAATTGTATCTATTCCTAAATCGTGGAGGTTCGAGAGAACAAGTAGAAGAAGTATTGATTACCCTTCGAGAAACTATTAGCGATGCTAAAGCATTCGTTCAACAAGAACCCCTATCACCTGGAGAAATTAATCCTTTTTAATTTATGCAACTATCGGCTGAACAGATCCAACAAAATTGGATGGACTTTATTGGTTTTATTGATGACCATATCTCTGAACCACGTAAAACTGCTCTTAAAGAGTTTTATCAAAAATATGAAGACCGTATCATCTTAATGCCGGCGGCTCATAAAAAAGAATACCATAATGCTTTTCCTGGAGGATATATTGAACATGTTAACCGTGTTGTAACTTGTGCTCTTCATCTTCATAAATTGTGGGGTGATATGGGTGCTGCTCTAGATACATTTACTAAAGAAGAACTTGTATTTTCTGCTTTAAATCATGACCTGGGTAAAATGGGTTCCGAAGAGGAAGAATCATATGTTCCTCAAACAGATAATTGGAGACGTGAAAAACTTGGTGAAGACTATATGTTTAATACTAAAGTCCCATTCGCATCTGTTCCCGATCGTGGTCTATTCCTACTCCAGGCGCATGATGTAAAATACACATTTAATGAAATGGTAGCTATCCAGACGCATGATGGTTTATATGATGAGGCAAATAAGAAATATCTTATGACTTATATGCCCGAACAAAAACCTCGCACTGCTCTCCCATTTATTGTACACCAGGCCGATTTGATGGCAGCACGTATTGAATTTGAACGTGAGTGGTTACCTAAACTAAATAGTAGCGTGGATACTCCAAAGAAAGGTTTTACATTAGAGTCAAATAAAAAAACACCTTCAAAACCTAATTCCCAAACAAAAGCATTAGGTTCACTTAAAAATGAAGGTCTTAAAAATTTATTAGACAATTTATGATAATATTGACAATAATTTTAGGTATAACGGTCGTGATCTTAGGATACACGACCTTTAACCTCTTACGTAAAAACGAAAAACAAGAGGATATTCTCGTAGGATACATGACCTACCTTAATAAAGTATCAGATACAATTGAGGTAGCAGATAAAAAACTTAAGGAATTAGATTATAAAGGTAGTTTTAAAGCCGATGATGAAGTTGGTTTTGTGTTTGAACAAATAAAATCCATCCAAACTATTTTAAATTCCTTCAATATTAAAAATTTATAATATGGAAGGTGTTGTAAAGAAAAAAAAGAAGGGGATACAATACTTTACTCAAGAAACTGAGAATGCTATTGTACGTTATAATAATACTTTAGATTCTGAAGAACGTTCTAGAATTTATAGAAGTGAAATCCACTATGCTTTTTTTAAACTCACAGAAAATATCATCCATACGTTTAAATTTTATTATACGGAGGTAGAAAATATTGAAGATTTACAACATGAAGTAATTACTTTCCTTTTATCTAAAATTCATTTGTTTAATCCTGCTAAAGGAGCTAAAGCATATTCTTATTTTGGTACTATTGCAAAACGTTATCTAATCCTTTCAAACCAAAAGAATTATAAAAAACGTGTTGATACTTCACCTATTGAAATTCTAGAGGAAGACGAAAATCATTCATACCATATTGATGGGGATAATCATGATGAACGTTTATCTATGTTTATAGATGATTTTACTGATTATTGTAGCAAAAACATATACGAGTTATTCCCTAAAGAATCAGATGCTCAAATAGCTGATGCTATTCTTGAGTTATTTCGTAAACGAGAAAATTTAGATATTTTTAATAAAAAAGCACTTTACATTTATATCCGTGAAATAGTTGATGTTAAGACTCCTAAGATTACTAAAATAGCTAATCAATTATATGATGTCTTTAAAAAAGGTTATATATTTTATTTAGAACACGGATATACAAAGTTTTAGTTTTCATATTTATAAGAAACTAATTGTATATTTATGTCACAATTCGATAACGTTGTTTTTGGTAAGAAAAAATTCTCTGATATTTTAGAGGAAATTTATAATAACCAAAAGAAAAAAGACCAACAAGTTACAGCTCTTATTTCCGAACTAAAACCACTAATTTCAGATATTGGTGATGCTACTTTAGTTGTTCCTTTAATTAAGGAATATATGGAAATTAGTGTTAAAAACGATGATATTTTAATTAAAATGGCTGCGTTAGCACAACGTGCTATGCAAACCCAAACCGCAGAAGGTAATCTAACCATTTCTGAAGAAGAAAAAGAACAACTTCTTTCTGCTATGAATGAATTAAAAGGAGAAAAATAATGACTCAATATGGATTTTCTTCTTTAAACCAAAATCTTAATTCAAATGCTAATAATAACTTTAATGTTAATACAGCGGCTTCTGTAAATGAAGTAGTACAAGCTGTAAGAGTATTAAGTATAGTTTTAGATGAAAATCACCCTAAATTTAAAGAATTAGGTGAATGGAATGCTTTAGGTACAATTGAATATGAAGTTGTAAACAATCCTTTACCATCTCCATCATTACCCACAGCTAAACCTTTAGATCCTAATAATAAAAATTTCCCATTAGTAAATGAAATAGTCTATATTATTTCTTTACCTTCAACTGATTTAAATACAATTACTTCAAATAGTATTAATTATTATATTAATATTGTTTCTCTTTGGAACCACCCCCATCATAACGCTTATCCAACAGATCCTAATCTTTTACCTCCATCTCAACAAAAAGATTACATCCAAACTGAAACCGGTAATGTTAGGAGAATAACAGATCAATCTACTGAAATCTATTTAGGTAGAACATTTAAAGAACGTTCAAATATCCATCCAATTTTACCATTTGAAGGTGATATAATTTATGAAGGTAGATGGGGTAATAGTATAAGAATTGGTTCTACAGTACCTAATACTTCTAATAACTGGTCTTCAACAGGATCTTCTGGTGACCCTATTACTATCATCAGAAATGGTCAAGGAACTCAAACAGAAGAAGGATGGATACCAACAGTTGAAGATATTAATAATGATGATTCTTCAATTTATCTAGCTTCGACCCAAAAAGTTCCTTTAAAGGCCTCAAGTACTAACTACTTTAGTTATAAAAACAATGCACCACAAACTCCAGAGCAATATTCTGGTAAACAAGTGATTTTAAATTCTGGTAGATTAGTATTTAACACAACTGCTGATCATTTATTATTTAGCTCTAAAAAATCCATTAACTTAAATGCTGTAGATGGTGTTAATATTGATACCCCAACAATAGTTTTCCAATCAGGAAATGTGTATATAGGTTCAAAAAATGCAACTGAACCTTTACTATTAGGAAACCAAACCGTAAACTTACTAAACCAGTTAATTTCAAATTTAGCATCATTTGCACAAGTTTGTAGTATATTAGTTTCTACCCCTCCAGGAACTCCAATAGCACCTTTAAATATAGCTGCTACTCAATTACAAGGTTCCCTAAACGCTTTACAAGCTAATTTAAATAATTTAAAATCAAAATATAATTATACAGTATAATGGCTACTCCAATTGAATTAGATCAAATTAGATTAGAAGAATTAGCCAAAGCAGAAAAACAATCTGCCCAAGCAAACCAAAAAACTGTAGATAATACGTTAATTATAAGTGCTTTACCTGAAGATCAAAAACCCAAAGGAACAGCAAAATTACCCTCATTATTGTTTAGTTTAGGATCTCAAATCCCTCAAATTATTCAACCCTCATTACAAAATTTAATAAACCAATACATCCAAGATATTGATATTTGTCCAAATGAGGTAACATTAAATGAATTAATTACTCAAAGAAATAATATTGCTCAATCATTAAATAATATAGGTGTTAGAGTTGATCAATTAGGTTCTTCAATAACGGGTGTATCTAATTTTTTAACTGTAACTTTAGCCCTTTTAACATCTGTAGATGTAGCATCAGTAATAGCATCTGCTGCCGCTAAAATACTTCCTGTAGCCCCCGGAGCTGTTCCTGCTGCTTTAAACGATGCTCAAACTCTCATAAGAAAAACTACTTTTGATAAATTAGGAAATTCTAAATTATCTAAAATTCAAGGTGTAATAAGTAGTTCTGCGTTAGTTATTTCTATTGTAGGAACTTATATTTTAACAGCTAAAAGTTTATTAGATATTATAGATTCTTATATAAATAAATGCCAATTAAATCCTAATATTATACCAATATCGGATACTGTTAATTCTATAGCCACCGCCCAATTACAAGCATCTCAAACCCAAAACCAAACAACATACCAGGGTTTTATTATAGAAATAGAAGAAGTTCCATACACACCTACTGTAACTAGAAGACGTGCTGTTGGAAAAAATCAAACAGGTATTATATTGATTCAAACAGAATTGTCATTTACAACAAATTCACAAACTTTAATAAATGAACTTAAATTCATTATCGATAGAGATAATTTAAAAGCTTACTAATTTTAATATTTATAAACAATGAAACCATCAGATTTTAAAAAAATTATTAAGGAAGCCGTAAAAGAAGCTATTCAAGAGGAATTAAAAGATATCCTGTTGGAAGCTGTACGTGCTCCTAAAACGGTTGTTAATGAAACCATAAGAGATACATACGCTCAACCACATATTTCTCAACCAAAACAATTAACAGCTTCAGAACGCAGAGACATGTTCTCAGGAATTTTAGGTGAAATGCAAATGGGAAATCCAGCCACCTCAGCATACGCTGGTAATTTACAAGTAGGTGGACCTGTAGATACTGTTAATGGATCGTTACCTGAAGGACAAGTAGGTTTAGATCAAATAATGGCTTTAATGAATAAATAATGGCATTTGGAGCAAAGAAAATATTCCCTATAGATACTAAACCAGGCACTGGTGTTGGTGTTGCTATTCCTTTCAATGCTCCTGGTGTTTTTAAAATTACTTATACTACAAGAGAAGCTACTAAATCTAATTTAATTAATTTCTTTTTAACTAATAAAGGAGAAAGATATTTAAACCCAATTTTTGGAGGAGATTTACGAGCATTTATTTTCCAACAAATTACTACAGGGAATTTAGATTCTCTTAAACAAGATATCCAATACCAGTTAAGTGTATATTTCCCTCAAGTTGTTATATATTCATTAGATATAACATCATCAGAAGATTATAATCAAGTTAACGTAATTTTAAAATATAACATAAAAGATACAGGTTTATCTGACATCGTAGAAATAGTATTTACATAATGGCAACCAAAAGAAAAAATATCCAATATATTAACAGGGATTTTAGTGAAATAAGAGCTAGTCTTATTGATTATGCTAAAACTTATTTCCCTACAACCTACAATGATTTTACTCCAGCATCACCTGGTATGATGTTTATGGAAATGGCTGCTTATGTAGGTGATGTAATGTCTTTTTATCTTGATAATCAAGTTCAAGAAACATATTTACAATACGCTCGCCAAACAAATAACTTGTATGAGTTAGCTTATATGTTTGGTTATAAACCAAATGTAACTCAAGTAGCAACAACTTATATAGATTTTTATCAACAAGTTCCTGCTCAACCATCATCTCCATATTCTCCGGATTTTACATATGCTTTATTTATTGATCAAAATGCACAAATCCAATCAGCTACTAATCCTAATGTAACATTCTTAGTAGAAGACCCAATAGATTTTAGTGTTTCATCTTCAGGAGATCCTACGGAAGTATCTATTTTTAGTATAGATGGAAGTAATAACCCAACATATTATCTTTTAAAGAAAACACGTAAAGCTATTTCTTCAACAATTAATACAACTACCTTTACGTTTGGTGCACCACAACAATTTTCTACCGTTGAAATTAATGCTCCAAAAATTGTTGGTATTTTAGATATATTCGATACTGATAGTAATGAATGGTATGAAGTAGATTATTTAGCTCAAGAATGTATTTATAAATCAATAAAAAATACAAATCCAAATTCACCTAATCTTTCACAATATAAGGGTGATACACCTTATCTTCTTCAATTAGAACAGATCCAAAGAAGATTTATTACAAGATTTATCAATTCAGGATCTCTACAATTACAATTTGGCGCTGGCACAGCAGCTGATACAGATGAAACAATTATCCCTAATCCTAATAATGTTGGTTTAGGTTTACCGTTTGAAAAGACTAAGTTGACAACAGCTTATGCTCCTTCAAACTTTATATTTACTAAAACTTATGGTATTGCACCTTCACAAACTACTTTAACAGTTAGATATTTAACAGGTGGTGGAGTTGAAGCAAATGTTCAATCAAATGATTTAACAAATTTAACAGCAAACATATCCTTTTTAAATTCAAGTTTAAATGCAACAACAGCACAAACGGTATTTGATTCTCTAGCAGTCACAAACCCAGAAGCAGCTGATGGAGGAGGAGATGGAGATACAATTGAGGAATTAAGACAAAACACCTCAGCAAACTTTGCAACACAATTACGTAACGTAACTCAAGATGATTATTTAGTAAGATCATTATCAATGCCTGCTAAATATGGGGTTGTATCAAAAGCTTATATTGAACCAACTAAAGCACTTACTTTATCTGCTGGTGAATCTAATTCCGTATTAGACTTGTATATATTGTCATATAACGTAAACAATCAATTAAACACAGCGTCTACTGCTTTAAAGCAAAATTTAACTACATACCTATCTCAATATAGAATGATTAATGATGCTGTTTCTATTAAAGATGCATTTATCATCAACATTGGAGTAAATTTTGATATTATTGTCCTCCCAGAATTTAATAGTAATCAAGTATTATTTGATTGTATTACAGCATTAAAGGATTATTTTGCAATTGATAAATGGCAAATTAATCAACCTATTATATTAAGAGATATTTATATCCTTTTAGATAAAATTACAGGTGTTCAAACTGTTAAAAATATTGAAATTTCAAATTTAACAGGAACTAATTTAGGATACTCAGTATATTCCTATGATATAAACGCAGCAACAATTTCAAATGTGATTTATCCTTCACTTGATCCTTCAATATTTGAAGTAAAATATCCAAACACAGATATTCAAGGTAGAGTAGTAAATTTATAAGACAATGGCAGTATACAAAATATTCCCTTCAGCAGACGCTACCCTATATTCAGATTCAGGATCTCAAAACACTGGATTAGATGAAATTATTGAGTTTAGTACATTTAATTCTACACCAGGATATGCTTATACTCCTCAAGTATCCAGAGCATTAATCCAATTTGCTACTTCAGATTTAAATACCGCTTGGAGATTAGTAGGAGCTTCAGCTACCTCATCTGTTTCTTTAAAACTATTTGCAGCTAATGTAACTGGTTTATCTAAAGATACAACAATTGAAATCCACCCTATTTCACAAAGTTCTTGGAATATGGGTACTGGTAAAAGATATGATGATCCTATTGTAACGAATGGTGTAAGCTGGTTATGGTCTCAATATTCAGGTTCAGGTGCTTGGGCTCAAACCGGAAGTACTTACTACCCAGCAAGTGGATCAACATCATTAACAGTAGGATACTATAATGATCCTGATTTAACTTTTAATGTAACAACTATTGCAAGAAACTGGAGTAGTAGTGCTTATCCAAATTATGGATTTGTAATTAAACAAACTGGTAGTGATGAATTTAACACAAATCCTAATACAGAAACTACTTTAAGATATTATTCAAGAGATACTCATACTATTTATCCTCCTCAATTAGAGTTTAGATGGAGAGATTTTTCATTCAATACAGGAAGTTTAACTCAACTTAATATTTTACCTGCTACAGTAGCTCTTAATGACAATCCAGGTGTTTTCTTTAGTGAAAGCATTAATAGATTTAGAGTAGATGCTCGCCCAACTTACCCACCTCAAGTTTGGACAACATCCTCAGTTTATACTATCAATTATTATTTACCAACAGCCTCTTATTGGGCGTTACAAGATTTAGATACAAATGAATTTGTAGTAGATTTTGATTCAACGTACACACAATTAAGTGTGGATGCTTCTGGTAGTTATTTTGATTTACACATGAATGGTCTAGAACCAGAAAGATATTATAAGGTTTTAATCCAAACTACTATCAATGGTTCAACAATCGTTTATGATAACAACTATTACTTTAAAGTAGTTAACGGATAATGGCTGATCAGATTAATCTAAATAAAACAGTATACAGTAAAACCCAATATGAAAGGGTTATTGATACTTCTTTTACCCAATTAGTTGAACCAACCCCAATACCTCCTACAAATATTCCTGCTATTTCAGTAGCAGAATTTTTTAATAATTATCAAGAGATATTCTATCAGATACCTAAATTTGGAGATACTAACTCCCACGAGTATCTTATAAAAACGTCTCAAGCTTATATAGGACAAAATCAAGCTGATAATGATACTATACAAGCATTAGTTGATGAAATTACACAGTTGAGACAAGAAAATCTTGATTTACAACAACAATTAATTAGTACTCAAACAACTGGAAGCATTATATAATGGCCGAAATAGTTAATATAAATCCAATAGATCCAACCACTTTCGAGTTGCAAGAATACTCTGTAAGTGATACATCTCTTATTACCAGTGTTCAAATTGAAACATCTTTCAACCCTGTAACAGATAAAATAGAATATTTTGTATATGAGTTAAACGGTAATATTATATACAGTGATGTTGACGGTTACAGAGGATATAAATTAATTGATAACAATTTAGTTTTAGATCCTGAAGCTGATTTAAAAATTTTAGGATTTAATGAGGGACAATATAATACATTATACAATTTTGTAAGTCCTAAATTAGCATCAAATTCAAATAGAACATATTTTATATCTCAGATAAGTTCTGATAGAACTGAAGTAAGATTAGATACAACTTCTATTCCTAATGATTTAGTTATTTCTTCTTCATTAGAATTAACAAATGAAATTTTAAATACAACTGGAAGTTATTATGATTTTTACTTAGATTTTGGTAATAATCAACTTGTAATTGCAAATAACGCTTTACTTGATACCTCTAGTATTGATAATCCTACAGTATTAATTAAATTATATGAACCTCTTCCTGTTGATTTTAATTTAAATACTCAAGTATGGGTTGTAACTCAAGTTGCTGATTCTGTTGCTTACAATATTAATATTACTCAAGTATTTGATTTAATTGATGAAATTATTCAATTAAAAGGACCTAATATTAATATTAGTATTAAGGATCAAATTAATAATTCAACAGATTATAATAACCTATCCCAATTAAATTCAACTAACCAGTCTCAAGGTTCAGGAAGCTTACAATACCAGTTAAATAGCATGTTAGCTCAAACTGGTGTTGAGATAAATGTTGATTATTCTGATTACGCTAATTTTATTCATTTTTCTTCTGCACAAACTAGATTAGAAAATTTTTATTATAAATTATCTTTAATTGAAACATATCAAGCTAGTTCAAGTATAGCAAATACAGCTCCTACAAACTATTATGTTTCTTCAAGTAATATTATTTGGCAGAATAAAATTGATGAAATCATTACTGGGTTTGATGATTATGAGTATTATCTATATTATTCATCAGGTTCAACCGCTTGGCCTAAATCAAATACAACTCCCCCTTACGTAAATTATCTAACTACTTCAAATTCAGGTTCAAACTGGTTTGTATCTCAATCTTTAGTAGCAGAAGAATATGATGTTGAAAACAACAATGCTCTCATAAATGCTATTCCTGATTATATTTTAGATGATTCTTCAAATGCTCAATATGAGTTGTTTATTGAAATGATTGGTCAATATTTTGATACTATATTTTTATATACTCAAGATATTACTAACAAATACAATGCCGATAACCGTGTAAACTATGGTGTATCAAAAGATTTAGTAGCCGATATCTTAAGAGATATGGGTATTAAAATCTATCAAAACAACTTCTCTACAAACGATTTATATTCAGCACTTTTAGGTTTTACACCTTCAGGTAGTTTATATAACTTACCTTACACGACTGGTTCATTACCAACACCTACGGGATATGAGTATATAAACACGTATATTACCGCATCAGCTACAGGTTCATTGGTACCGACCGAAGACATAAACGCTGAAATATATAAGCGCATATATGCTAACTTACCATACTTACTTAAGAAAAAAGGTACCACAGAAGGGTTAAAAGCTCTTGTTACTCTTTACGGTATTCCGGATACTATTTTACAAGTAAATGAATTTGGTGGACAAAATAAAATTATAGAAGATGATTATGATCTTTGGTTTGATCAATTTAACTATACTTTTAATACCCAAGGAACAAATTATGTAACATCTTCTTTCTCACTAAACTCAGATTGGAATAGTGCGGATAACGTTCCGGCTGCTGTAGAATTTAGATTTAAAACAAATGGTTTACCAACAAATACAGGATACTACTCTCAAAGTTTATGGTCAACTGATCAAGGTGCTCTTTTAAGATTAAGATACACTGGTTCGGGATATACAAGTGGTTCATACTCAGGTTCAATTCCAAATCCATACAATGAATTTGCATTATTAGAATTCATTCCAGACGTTACTACACCTTCTACATCCGCAAGTGTTTATTTACCGATATTTGATGGAGGTTGGTGGTCTGTTTTAATTAACAGATCAGCACAAGATTTTACCTTATATTCTGGTAATAAAAATTATTTAGGAAGTGATGCTAATTATGTAGCTTATCTTTCATCTTCTACAGTTACAGGAAATGATGCCCCATGGATTACGGGTAATATTGCTTACTTAGGATCTGGCTCATTAGGAAGATCATTCTCAGGTTCATTACAAGAATATAGATTTTATACAGAAACATTAAATACATCTTCGTTTGAGGACTATATAATGTATCCATACTCTATTGATGCAAATGGTGTCAATACAGCTCCGGATGTATTAGCTTTTAGAGCAACTTTAGGAGGAGAATTATATACATCTTCAATTTCAGTACATCCTAAAGTGACAGGTTCTTGGACAATTACTCAATCGTTTAGTAATAGTACGAGCACATTTAAATTTATTCAAGATTCTACTACTTTTACAGCTAATACGGAAAGTGTTTATCCAAACCAATTCCCCGCAGGTATTAAAAACCGAGTATCTAATAAAGTAAGACAACAAAACGAGGTTTTACCTTATAGTGGAAGTAACGAATCAAACCTACCCCAAAATACAGCTTTATCCCCATTTATTTCAGTACAACAAAATGTACCAGCAAGTGGATCTTATACTCCAAACATTGATTATGTTGAGGTAGCATTTTCACCTCAAAACGAAATTAACAATGATATTGCTGGTCAATTAGGGTACTTTAACTTAGGTGACTATATTGGTGATCCAAGATTAGTATCTTCTTCAGCAGAAACATACCCTGAATTAGATGCTTTACGCGATTATTATTTTGACAAATACACTTCAAATTATAATATTTGGGATTATATAAGACTTATCAAATACTTTGATAACTCTTTATTTAAAATGATCGCTGACTGGACACCAGCAAGAACAGATTTAGCTTCAGGGATTGTAATTAAACAAACCACCTTAGAAAGAAACAAATATCCTGTTCCACAACTCGATACAGAAACTACAACTTCTTTCTATAGCGGAAGTACATGGAACACACCAGGTGTATATCAAAACATTGAATATACTGGTTCAATCAACATGTACGAGATAACAGGTTCTACTGGTATTACAATGCCATCTTTGGTTCCAACCAATAACTTTAGACCAGTAACATCAAGCACAGGTCAAACATATATTGCTCAATATGGTACTCCTTTAAACCCCATGTTAAACCTAACCCAAAGTTGGTTAGGTAGTACACCATCTTTAAGTGGTTCTGTAGCATTTACTCAAAGCAATGCTCAAGAATTCTTTAACGGTGAATTAAGTGGTTCAAATTTAGTAGTTGAAGATGGTGAATTAAATCCACTCAACCCAGTAAAACATGCTTCAACCCAATTATTAACTTATAATATTACAGGTTCTAATGATGTTATAAACGGTACAGGATACCCAGCAATCGGAAACATATATTGGGCATTTACTGAAGGAACATCTGGAGGAGTACTTACAACAAAAGATTATGTTAATGAAATTTGGATTAATGAAACAAGTAATAATAGTATTGATATATTAAATGCTTTAGAAAATTTCCAAGTTGGTGATGTTATTAATTTTAATGTAAAATATAATTTTTTTGACGGATTAGTATCACCTCCTATCACTAAAAATATTATTACTCCTATTGAATCTATTACTCCTATAACAGCGGATGTTTGGAGAATAGGTCTTCCCTTTAACAGTAGTACTACTATTAATAATGATAACTTTACATTTACTGTTCTCTATAATTCAGGTAGCAGCAATGTAGTATTAAATCCATTTCTAAATGATGTAGAAAATTATTCTGTATCAGAATACAATCCTTTAATCAATAATGCTGTTGAAAGTAGACCGAATGCTGAGTTTTTTGACGTTGATTTTTCAACTAACGCTATTACAGCGGTAAATGGTCAAAACATTATTAGTGCCTCTAGAGGTTCTGGTAGTGCAACACCTTCAACAGTCCCTGCTTCAAATTACACAACTGCAAGGATTGCAGTACCAAGATATATTGGCAAAGAATTAACCTCAGCAAGATTAAATGAATGGACTGAAGGTGATACTTCTTATGGTAAAACAGCCAATGTAAGTAATCCTGAAACTAATTTTGTATACTTTAACTATGTCGGAGGTAGCTCACCAGAATGGGGTAACCAAAACCAAGATAGAACAATTGTAAATATTCGTTATATCATTGATCAAAACGGAAATGTAACTAAACCAATTAACGATTCATCAGGTATTAATTTAGGTACAATCCAACAAACATTTGAAGAAGATAAAAATGCTACTTTAGTATTAGATGATAACGACACATTTGGGGTAAATTTAAATGCATTAAATGGTTCATGGCCTATTTTTAAAAGTGGATATAGAATTGAACCTATTATTTATACTCAAACTGCTAGCTATGATAATAATGGTAACATTATTGCTTTTGGTTTTACAAGTTCTATAAATTTTACTCAAGGTCAACAAGGTCCTACAGCATCTGTTAACGATTATCAAATGACAACATTTGGGGTTGGTGGACAACAAATAGACAATATTGGTCTTCCAATTAGAATTGATTTTGATTCACCTTTTATATTAGGAGCATCAGCAAGTTTCTTCCCAGGATCTTCAGATGAATATTATAAACCCACCGGCTCGATTAGTAGTTTGTCTGGTTCAGGTGTTGTGTTAACTTTACAAGCATATTTAGAATCTACAAATTATTATTTAGCAAGAGCAACATATGCTATTCAAAAATCTACAAATGGTGGTTCTTCTTGGACAACTATAGCTACAAGACAAATTAATTATCAAAATAGTAGAACAGGAACTGTAACATATGTTGAAAACAATGCTACAACATCTTCATTATATCGTGTAGCTTGTACAACTTATCAAAATGATAATCCTTACGATTACGATATTGTAGAATTAAACGAAAATACTTACTTTAAAGTAACCCAAACACCACTTCCAGGTACTGGTATTTGTACTGCTTTCTGGAGAACAGGATCGGCATCTAATATATTACAAGCTAGTCCTTCAGCTGGTGGATTAAACCAATTTTACGGTCAACGTCAAACAAGTATTGAAAGAAGTGGATTTAATCCTATCGTAAATGATTTTGAATTGCAACCATATGATGAAATTAGATTCCAAGGAACAGAAAATTTAGCATTTGCAATTACTCGGGTTTACAGCTCTGCTAGTATTGTAACTTTAGATCTTGATGGAAATATTCCTACTGGAACTGATTTAAATTATTTTTTTGTAAGAAGATATGTTGGAGACCCTTCCAGTATTATTCTAGAGGTTGATAAACCCGCTGGTGGAAGTAGTGGTGGAGTATTAAAACCTCAATATCTTTCTTCCACACTAGAATCTAACTTGGATACAATAATCCAAAACCTAAAAAACCAAAATTTAATATAAAGTCAAACTCATATATATTTATAACAAAAACATTTAATTTAAAATGGGATATTTAAACAATTCAGTAGTAACAGTAGATGCTATTTTAACTGACACAGGTCGCCAACTGCTAGCTCAAAATGATGGACAATTCAGAATCACTCAGTTTGCTTTAGCTGATGACGAAATCGATTC